GTCAGGAAGACCTTCAAAAAACTTCAAGTCATGCATGCAGAAAAAAAGATACAGAACAAAGCCAAAAACGACTTTCTGTCTTTTGTAAAGTGTGTATGGCCTGATTTTGTAGAGGGGTCCCACCACAGACACATCGCAGATAAATTTAATAAATTAGCTACGGGTGAAATAAACCGTCTAATTATTAATATGCCACCAAGACATACCAAATCAGAATTTGCATCATACTTGCTACCAGCATGGATGGTGGGCCGTGATCCAAAGCTCAAGATCATACAAGCAACGCACACGGCAGAGCTCGCGATACGATTTGGTCGTAAAGCAAAAAATTTAATCGATAGAGAAGACTACGCAAAAATTTTTAAAACAACTTTACAAGAAGACTCTAAAGCAGCAGGACGTTGGGAGACATCTGATGGTGGTGAGTATTTTGCAGCTGGTGTAGGTGGTGCGATCACAGGACGTGGTGCAGATCTATTAATCATAGATGATCCGCACTCGGAACAAGATGCAATGTCAGGCAAAGCATTAGAGTCAGCATACGAGTGGTATACATCAGGTCCACGTCAACGTTTACAACCTGGTGGTAAGATTGTGTTGGTTATGACTAGATGGTCAACAAAAGATTTAACAGGTATGTTGGTTAAGAACCAAAGCGAAGTAAAAGCAGATCAATGGCACGTGGTCGAATTTCCAGCGCTCTTGGACCACGGACCAGTATGGCCTGAATATTGGAAACAAGATGAATTAGAGAAAGTGAAAGCAACACTACCCGTTGCTAAATGGAACGCACAGTGGATGCAACAACCAACATCTGAAGAAGGTGCCATATTAAAACGTGAATGGTGGATGAAATATACTGATGAGGAAATACCGCAACTACATCACGTAATACAATCTTACGACACAGCTTTCTTGAAAAAAGAAACAGCAGACTACTCAGCCATTACCACATGGGGTATATTTTATCCTAGTGAAGATAGTGGAGCCTGTTTAATATTGTTAGATGCTATCAAAGGTAGGTACGAGTTTCCAGAACTACGGAGACTAGCGTTAGAGCAATATAAATACTGGCAGCCAGAATCTGTCATTGTAGAGGCAAAAGCATCAGGTCTACCTCTTACATACGAGCTGAGGAAGATGGATATACCGGTTGTAAACTTTACACCCAGCAAAGGCAACGATAAGCATGCCCGTGTGAATGCTGTTGCACCTTTATTTGAATCTGGTATGATATATGCGCCTGAGCAGAAATTTGCAGAAGAAGTCATTGAAGAATGTGCTGCGTTTCCTTACGGTGATCATGACGACTTGGTTGATAGTACAACTCAAGCGATTATGCGATTCAGACAGGGCGGTCTGATCGGACACCCTGAAGACTACATCGACGACAAGGTCGAAAAAATTAAAAGGAGTTATTATTAATATGGGTATAATCACAAAAGGTATGGGTGCAATCATGAAACTTAAAAAAAGTAGAAAAGTTTCTGATTTAAAAAAAGCTGGAAAAACAACTAAAGTAAAAAGAGTAACTTATGATCCAAAAGGTCGTAAAGTAACAGCTACTACTTATGTTGGAGGACCTTTAAAAGGTTTTTCATATAAACCTAGAATGCCTAAAAAAAGAGGACAAGGTAAATTGTTTGGTGAAAAATTTGAAAAACCGAAAAAAGATATAAGACAATTAGAGTTTAAATTTGAAGGCACTCGTAAAATAAATCCAGAAAAAAGATTAAAACAATCCATAAAAAAATCAGAGGTTAAATAATGGCAATAAAATTTGGAATGACAGTAGCTGAAATGATTGCTCAACTGATAAGAGGATTTAGATCAGTTACTGGTAGAGATCCTGATGGTTTAGAGAGAATAAAAATTCAACAAGAAGCTGTTCAAAGATTTAAAGAAATGAATAAGGTTGTTGATATGGAAGGTAAGCCTATCGATGTATCAAAAGGTATTATGGGTGGTAAACAAATTCAAGACTCACCAGAGTTTGGTAAAAAAATTAAAGAAACTTACGATAAAGCAAAAGGACCAGGCAAAGGTCAAGAGATGGTCGATGCATTAGGATCACCAGGTGCTAGAAGATCGTATGAGATTATGGAAGCACAGTTAGGTGTAAGATTATATGGTGATGAAACATTTGATGAAATATTAGAAATACAAAAAACAGGTAAACATCCAAGAGGTGAACCACCTGGTGCCTCTTTAGATGATGAAATTAAACAAGCTTATGACAAAGCAGTTAAGGAAGATAAATTTAAAAATGTTCGCCTTAAAGATGGAAGAAAAATAGAATCAGAAGAAGATTTTAGAGAATATATTGACGAGTTAAATGAAGATAGTAATTTTGCACAAGGTGGACGTGCAGGGTTTGAAAAAGGTGGAATGTCTAGAAGAAAGTTTATGAAAATTATGGGTGGCCTTGCAGCATTGCCTATAGTTGGTAAATTTTTTAAAGCAGGAAAAGTTGCAGCACCTGCAGTAGAAACTGTAAAAGAAACTGTTCAACAAGCTCCAAATTATTTTTTTGAATTAGCAGATAAAATTAGAAAGTTTGGTAAAGAATCAAAAGTATCTCCACAGGAAAGAGTTAGAGAGCTTAATTACAAAGGTAAAGACGGATCTGAGTATACACTCACAGAGGATCTAACAACAGGAGATATGCAGATTACAAAAGATAGAACTGGTATGGCGTATAGTGATGAAGTGGGAGGCTATGACGTTATAGAGGACAGAACTGTTATGGAATACAAATCTGGTAAAGGTATGACGGACGAAACCACTGGAGCAAAAGTAGCAGATGAGTATGACGAATATAAAGTTGAATTTGATCCAGATGGAACACCTGCTGATGCAACGGATGTTGATGAAATAACTAAAACAGAAATTGTAAAAGAAGTAACAGGTGAAGCACCATCAATTAAAAAAGCAGGTGGTGGTATCGCAATGATGTTAGGAGAATAACATGGCCGATATCATAAAACGAATAGAAGACTTAATGGATCTATTTGATGAAGGTGAAGTAACTACAGCAGATAAAATACAAAGACCGAGTGATCCTTTTAGAGAGTTTGAAGAACGTAATCCAATGGCTTACGGTGGACGGATTGGATTTTATGAAGCAGGTTTAGTAACAAGAGGTCCAAGAAAAGGAGAGTACGCAGTAGATACTGACCCAACGCAATATTTTAAAACAGAAAAAAAAGCCAATAAATTTATAAAAGATTTAAAAGAAGGTAAGTTTAGAAAAACAGCAGCTGGCGATAAATTTTTAACATCGTCTGAATTTAAAAAATTATATAAATCAATTGAAGGAAAGACAGATAGAGAATTTGCTAATTTTTTAAATGAAAAAGGTTTTTTAAATTCAAAAGGTAAACCTTTTACTATGGAAATAGTAGAAAAAAGAAGAAAAGATCTTGGCATAAAATCAAAATCTCCAGTTCCAGGTGCCCTTACTGACAAAGATATTTTAAAACAAGCAAAAGAAATGAAGCTTGACATTAAAGGGAAATCAATAGATCAAATAAGAAGATCTGTTCTTGAAAGCAGATCTTTAGAAAAAGGAAGAACGGCTGAGGAATTAAAAAAACTTAGAGATTTTAGAGAAAGAAAAACATTAATGGCTGGCAAAGAAAGACAGTTTCCTTTTAACATAGGTAAAAAAGCAACACCAAAAGATTTATTTTGGAAAGATTTATTAGACAATGCTCAAAGACATCAAGCCTCTATTTTAAATCGTCCGGGTCCTATATTACCTGAATCCCACATAAAATTTAAAGACCTTAATCAAGTTAGACCAACAGATACTAAAAGTGCTTTTAAAATTAAACTTGTAGATTCAAATGTTTTAGATAAAAAAGGAAATCCAAAAGTTTTAACCTATAATAATTTTTTAAAACACATAGATGACAATCAAAAATTATATCGTATAGATTCTAAAACAGCTTTACAAGAATATAAAAAGAAAAGATTTATACAAAAAGATTCTGATCTTAGAGATAAATTTAATCAAAAATTAAATAAAGCATACGATCGAACTAGTAGAACTAGTCGAGCTGTGTTTTCTCCAATGCATATTCACCACACAGCAGGAAGAGGACGAAATGCTTTTAATGTTCAGTTTGCAATTGGAACAGAAAATATGCAAGAAAATGCTTTACGGAGAGCATTTAATAAAAACTTTGCAAAAGCAAAAAATTTTGGTGAACAACGAGCAGCGTTAAAAAAATATTTGGATAGCGTTCCCCCTAACTTAGAAGTAAGATTAAAAAATACACCATATGGTCAAAGAGAAACTTTAATTGACATGACTAAAAGAGTTGCACCAGAGCTTGAACAACAAGTTAGAGCAGCTGGTGGTGCTGAACTAGGATCTATTGACAGACAACTTTTGGTTGATGCTGCAAAATTTGCAGGTAGAGCTGCACAAGCTGGTTTTTTAACTCCAACCGGAGTTGCTGCCTCAACTCTTGGACTTGGTGGACTAGATTTAACATCCCCAGTAGGTAGATTAACTTTAGGAGCAGAATTGGCTGCTGCTCCTGAACTTGTTAAGGCAAGTATTGGTGCAACAAGGGGAATGAAAAACAGAGCTTTACAAAAAGGTATTCAACAATTTTTAAATTTAGGTCTACCAACTAGACTTGCATTAAAAGCTGCGAGAGTGGCATCACCCATTGGTATCGCATCACTTGCTGGTGAAGGTTTATATCAAGCAGGCAAGTTTGCCAAAAAAAGAATGGGTGAATTACAAGCAATGTCACCAGAACAAAGAAGAGCCCTAAGAGCTAGACAAGCAGCTTTAGCATTTGAAGGTGCTAGAGAGGGTGGTATTATTGGTAAAAAATCAGGACCACCTCCTGTATCAGGACCAATGCCTCATGGGTTGCCTTATGAAACAAAAGGTGTTAAGAAACAATAGGAGTATTAAATGGCAGAAATAGACAAAGGACTCCCGAACACAAAAACAAAACTTGATATACCTTCAGAAGAAGAGTTACAAGAAGTTGCTGTTCAGGAACAAGAAGAACAATTAGAAAAAAAACCCATTGAAGTAATACCTGAAGAAGATGGTGGTGTAACACTAGACTTTGAACCAGGCACAATCAATGTGCCAGGCACAGAAGCACACTTTGATAATTTAGCAGATATTTTACCAGACGATGTTTTAGAACCAATCGGTAACGAGATGGTGCAAAATTACATGGATTATAAATCTTCTAGAAAAGATTGGGAGAGAGGATACACAGAGGGGCTTGACTTACTAGGATTTAAATACGAAAACAGAACAGAACCATTTCAAGGAGCATCTGGTGCAACACACCCAGTGTTAGCAGA